TTAATACAGTTTATCTCAACCACCTTCATACCCTCATCGGTACGGCAAATATCAATAACAAACGCCCTGGCTGGTTGGAATATGTCTACCATTTGCTGGGCGAAATCCCAAGCTTCCTGGTCATGATCCAAATTCTTGTAGGTAACCCTCGATCCAAGCTTATACTGACTGATTGTAACCACTTTACCACCAACTACCCAGCAACGTATTTCTTGTTGTATATTCTTAGGTTGGCAGATCATGATTTTGCTTTGTTCCTGTAAATGTTGAAGGGCATTATTAGACTTAGCTGTGGCAATATATAATTCCCAACTTTCACGAGTGTATAATGCTCCTGAGAACATTTTAGTGTCTTTGGTTGGACGTACAAAGAAATATTCCCATTCTTCACCTTCAGGTATTGGGTCAGCAGCGTCCAGGATAATAGCATCACTGTTCAACATATGATCACCATATATCTTACCGTATACCTCAAAATCATGGTTATCATTACCAAGCATACCTGGTTTCCACCCATATTTCTGGGATGTATTGGTCATTGAGTAGGCACCAAAGCAGAAAACATCCTTTCTGTCAGTTGTGAATTCTACTTCGCCTATAAATGGTTTGTATTTACATATTTCATAATCCAAATTCAAACTTACTAATGTTTCTATTAGCTTATTAAAATTTGGTTCTGAGAATGTGTTATTCTGTACTAAATATATCATATTAAATGCAATATTTCCTCGCCTCTTTTAATTTTACCATTGAGTTATACAAAGCAAGGCTTACTTCGTACATATCATCCAATGATGATGTGATATACACATTTGGGTATTTTGACGATTGTTTTTTCAAATGTGCTAAAACCAAAGATCTTGTACGATCTGAATCTTTAGCTAATACTGAATTCTGTTCTATAAGTTTATCGGTAACCTTTGGAGCTACATAAATAACAACAAAACGCTCAGTATTTGATTTAATTGCTTGATTAATTGCAAACCCAATCTCAGCAAGAGAACCAGTACCATATGTTTCATCAGTTACTGGAAATAATATTATCTCATCCTCAACTAAATGTTCAGCCTCAATTTCAGCATATGATGGTTGCCAATCAAATACATTAGGATTAAAATATGTTATATGTCGGTTATCATATTCTTGGATAAATTTATCTCTCCAAGTTGAAGTCCCACATGTACCAAACAAACCTATCGTAATGGTATTATTTAATTTCTTTTCCATAACACAAAGGTATGCAAAATTTCAATTAAAACCTAACACATTTTATTAACTCTCATATGTTACACAATCCAACTCTTCAAGCCTATCAACACCGCTGGTATCCAAAGCTTCTAAATATGCTAAAGGTGATGTACCTTTTTCTAACATGCAAATATTTTTGAATCCATTTTCTTTTGTAATGAACGTATTTGATTCATCAATCACTTCATCCACCTTGGACTTAACTTTTTCTACCTTGTTGGCACCTGGGATTACATTGCCCCAGTCTGTGTGAGCATAGCCAAATTCTTCGACACAAAATTTTCGCCCACTATTCATGTAAACGAAATAACGTCTGTTGTTCATATAACTTTATTTTAAATTTCTGAGCTGTTCTGTCAGCTCCTTTATTTTTCTCATTTGTTCGGGTACATTAATCTCTTTTGTATCCGAAGTCTTTTTTATCAATGATGTTCTTAATTCATCCTCAAGAAAATCAATTCTTTCCTGGAGCCTTGTTCTCTTTTTATCAATCTTTGCCATAGTTGGACATGTTTACTTAAACATTTACTTGGACACATTATCCAAGTAGTCATTTATACGCTTTATTCTTAATGTTTGAATTCTATTTTCAAAATCTTTTAGGAATGAATCAGGTATTTTGATATCTCTAATCTTGAATTCATCCAGAATCTCTTCTTTTGTGAATGACCATTCATTGATACCTTCACTCCATTGGTTTAACCATAAACATAAAAATATGATTTCTATGCGTCTTATTTATACCCCTACATACCTTAGATACCATATTAGAATCAAAACCATCCATCTCAGTATCAACGCCACAAGCATAAGTTTTAATCAAATTATTATTCAAATCAAAACACAATATTGGTTTAATATTGGGACTCAGTGAACCACTAATATTATGTTTTTGTTCATTTGTTCGTTTACTATTTAATTGCCGTTTTACCTGATCCTCAATACTTTCTTTAGTTCTTTTCTTTCCGTACATAGGATTATTAACCCCACTAAAAACACCTTTTCGTGTTTTACTCATTTTATTCTTACTCTCTTCACTATGTTTAAATACACCTTTCATACCTTTATTCCAGGGTTTTAAACCGTATGATCCATCACCACCAGCAGTCATATTTTTTAAATCAAAACCCCAAGACTTAAATAAAGAAATCCAATGTTGCTCCCAAAAATCACAATCAATTTCGTTAGATTCTTCAATTATTTCAAATACTGGTTTTAAGCCACGTTTTAATAAATTTTTAATCCAGCAATCCTTCTTAGTATTACCTTTACACTTTAGATGGTCATTAAACCTTCTTTTTGGTCTAAACGTTTTACCTACATATTTTACATTTAACGTTATTGGGTCTGATAAGCTATAAATAAACACATTTCTCATACATATAAATATGTTGAGTTGTGACTAAATCAATGGTTGTTTAAATTTTTAATAAAAATAAAACTATTTATATAAAAACATATCATGAAAGCAAAAATCTCATTAAATGAAGAACTCTTAAATATAAAGACACTTATGGGTATCTTAAATGAAGATATGCCAACACAGCAACAACAACCCCAAAATACTAATAATTCATCGAATGCACTCGATACTATAAAAAATATAGCACAATCTAATGGTTTTAATTTCGTACCATTCAATGGTGTTTCTCAACAAATCCAACAAGTAATAAATTCAAAAAAAACAATAAAAGAATTATTAGGTAATAATAAAGGTATACTATTTTTTATTGCTGGTAATAACCCACAAGATGATGAATTTGTATTGTTATTATCTACACCAGAATTAAATAGTAGTGTTTTTCAAAAAATTAGAACGTCTTTAAAAGCGAGTCAAACATCAAGTTTACCATTCCAAAAAAGTGACGGTACTATTAACTTAAACACAATTTCGATTTATAATTAAATGTACCGTTTTTCTTTAAATTTTTTTATTTGATTATCGAAATCAAGTAAAAATGAGTCAGGTATCTTAATACATTTTTCAGAAAATTGAACTAAAAGTTCATCTTTAGTAAAACACCAATCGGCAATACCTTGTGACCACATTCTAACATGTAAACCCCAGCTCTTTTTACCGATAATTACGGATCTTAAAATGTTTGGGTGTCGTGACTTGATGACCTTCCCATGTTTGAAATGTCCATCATCATATAACCTGAAACCTTCTTTACAACTTACCCCATTAGAATCAAATTGTACCTGAACATCTTCCCCACAAAATGTGAGCAAACCTGTTCGATAAGATTTAAGAAAGAAATTAAATTTTTCATTGAATCCATCCGAATACTTTCTCAATTTTCGTTGGTGTCTTGTGCCGATACGACCAGATATTTCTCTTAATACCTGGTCTTTCGTGCGACCAGCGTGGTTCCCCCTGTAATTTGTTTTTCCATATTTATTGCAATTTTAAACCTATTATTCTATAATAATCTCTAACATGAATAAATTTAATATAAGCCCATAATAACATAAAAAAATGTTTCCAAGGTCTTAATCTAAATTTACCTCTTTTTATTGGGTAAGTTGCCTTAAACCAAAAATATTTTAAATCATTTATCATACAAAAAAAAATAACACTCATAGCCCAACTTCTGTTTCTAATTCATTATTTGTCTAAGCCTCTAACCCGTATATTATCGTATTGCTTACCTACTAATACTGTTTGAGTTGCACCCATTTATAAAGTATTAGCGATTTTTTTTAATCTCCTTTATTAAGCAAAGGTGGTCGGAACTTCCTCAGAGAACATAATTTCTCCGCAATGAATCGATATTATTTTTTAATTTTTCTTCCTTTTATCCAACCATCTTTTAGATAGTTTTCAATTTCTTCTTTTTTAATTTTCTTATTAACACCATCTTTTATAATCCAACAAGTACCGTACTGTGAATTTTTTTCACCAATCATTGTAAATTTAGATGAATGATTTTTATCTAATCGTTTATTTAAATTAAATTAAGTTGTCATTCTATTTATTTTTCGAAATAAAAAATCTAACCTTAATATTTCATTATCCCAAATTACATTATCGTTGTTCAAAACAAAATCACAACGAAACATTTTTGTTTCCTGTTCCATCTGGGCATTGATTCGTTTTACAATATCTTCCTCAGATAACTCTGGATTTCTACTTTTTACTCTTACTATCCTATTAGCCAATGATACCTCAACACCAATCATAAAATCAACCCAATCTTCCATATGATACTCAAAGAAGTAAGCTGATTCCACAACCACATATTTCTCATCTTTATTTTCCAACAAGAAAGCGTTGTAATCCTCTCTGATATAAACACCAAATAACTCAGTCAACTTTATTAGTAATTCCTTATCGTTGAATACAATATCAGATACTAACTTCGTGTTATACTCACCATCTGTGTTAAAAACCTCAGCACCAAACATCGCTATTAATGATGTCCTTAAATCTTGGTTTGTTCTAACCAAATATTTTGATCGATCATCAATCATATAAGCTTTAACACCTATGTTAACAAATTTGTTAACAACTGTTGTTTTACCACAACCAATACCACCAGTTACACCTATTTTTAACATATTAGAAATTATAAACGATTTCAATAAAGTTACCCCTATTTACCATACACAAAACTAATCAATAGTTTTCATATTTCCAAATGTCACCCAGATGGGATTCGAACCCACTACTTATCCTTGAAAGGGATACGACTTAAACCAAGCTGTCCCCAGGGTGAATAATAATGCGGAAAGCAGAGGGATCGAACCTCATTCAGATTTCTCCGAACTTCATACTTAGCAGGTAGAACCCATCACCGTCAGGGTTTACTTTCCATTGTGGCTATAATTGTTAAACGCTACTTAATCTTCACAAACACAAGCTATAGCCAACTCGTATCGTTACTTCTCGTCTTCACTTTGGCACAGGCACAAGAATTCGAATCCTGGACTTCAGATTTGGAGTCTGAAATGTTACCAACTACACCATACCTGTATGTTTTTTAACTTCGTAACCATTATACTCTAAAATAATTTTACACCATTTTAAAAATTCATCACAAGTTAAATCTGTTTTCATTCTATTTACAACATCGTGTGTTATCCCCAAATTATCTAAAGAATTATCACCACCTTTACTGGTTGGGTTAATATGATCCAAATTATAACCTTCTTCAAATAAATTTATTTCAACACCAGATAAATAACAAAAAGTTTTTTCACCAAATTTATTTATAACATCTTCCCAAGTAAAATCTTGGGTAATATTTTTATTAACTAAACCTTTGATATTATTATCACGTTTTGTAAATTTTCTTGTTTTTTCTTTGTTATTTTTAATTAATCTACTTTTAAAATGCTCTATCTTTCTTAATAAGATATTTTCTCTACGTTTTTTACATCTATTATAACTTTTTTCTTTTTGGTTTTCACCTAAATAATAAGATATAGTTGATTTAGAACAATTCAAAATTATTTTAATTTCATTATAACTTTTACCCTCACCTCTTAATTTTAATATTTTCTCTTTCATACTATAAATACCATGAGAAATATTAAAAGTTCGATTCTTTTTAAAATATTCGAACACTTTTTTGCATGGGTTAACGGGATCGAACCGTTTCATACTCAGATTTGGAGTCCGAGCGCATTGCCATCATGCTAACCCATATTTATCTTTTCGGAGCTTTTTGACGCAGAGTCTCCTGGTAGATTTCACCTTTCTAAACTCTTAGACCCTACCCTTTACCCAACCATCTTGGATAAAGTTTTCGAATTCTAATTTCTTTATTTTTTTATTTACACCATCCTTGGTTACCCAACAGGTACCATATTGTGAATTTGTTTCACCAGCACCATGTCCTTTTTTAGATGAGCGCATTAACTCTAATGTTTCTTCACTATGCTTCTTACCTCCGAACCTGATACCACCCCAATTTTTATCTCTGAGACCAGCGTCAAACAACTTCTTTTGTGCCGATGAGATTTTGTTACCAAACTCTTTTTTAAAAACAGCATCAGTTGCCAGTTTTTTGTTGAGGTTCGTGTTAGCACGTTTACCGTACTCACTTGTGAAACCTTCGCCACCAACAACTAAGTTCATACACATAGGATCATTCATTAAATCCTCTGTCACTAACTCAGCTTCACGCTTTCTAAGAACTTCTCGATTATCATAATGTTCAAGTATTTCGATTTTATGGTTTTCTCTCCCATGATATTTTATGGAATTCCATAATCTCTTACCTGAACCCAGGTAACCGTCATTCATATTATCGGTTGAATGCATACCGATGTAATATCTACCAGATACACTACAAGTTGTCTTGTATATGTAATGGTGTTCCTTTTGTTTCCTCGCCATTTATATTCTTTAAATATAAATAGTGTCATTCGGTACAAAAGTTCCAGCGGTAAATAAAGGAGTCGAACCCTCACCGATTCATCATCGATGGCAACGGTTTTCAAGACCGTCTGCTCCCACGAGCGCTACCTACCAATTTATTTCCCTCATCAATAAGGGAAACATTTGTAAATTGAAATGGACTTGAACCATTAATCTCCATCAGCAATGACTTTGATTCACCTTATATAGATTCCAAGGTCATGACTCCCGTACTACCATATATAATCAATTTGTCGAGAAGAGCAGAATCGAACTGCCTAATCCACCCTTCCAGGGGGCAAATGCTTAAAACCTTAGTCACTTCTCGTTACTGTGTGATACATGGGACTCGAACCCATATTGTCATGCTATTAGGAAACGTGCTTCCCTTGCTCATTTGTTCACCACCATTTCTGGTCGCTATAGGTGCATCTGCAACCCGCTTTGTAACTACCGCCATACGTTTTTACGGTGTGTCTGTCCAATTTCCACCAATACACAATATTGTCAGGGGTGCAGAATTCGAATCTGCGTTTCTTGATCCCAAATCAAGAGTGTTACCTGGCTATACTAACCCCTGTGATGAATTTCTACGCTCGGCACCTGGAGCCTCTATGAAATCCTAACAGTCCTTCGGTGGGTATGGTTGGACTCGAACCTACTAAGCCTTACGGCAACGGTGTTACAGACCGTCCTAACACTCCAGCGTTAGCGCACACCCAATTTAAAAACACTTAAAGTTATGAAACTTAAATTTCATAAATTTTTACACTATTTATTAATATGATACCACTTTTTACACAAAACGAATTTAATTACGCTAAATTAACTGATAAATTACCTTGTAAATGTTATTATTGTGATAACACATTTTATCAAACAAAACAAAATATTCATAATTTTTTAAACCCTAATCATAATACTATGGGTAAATTTTGTTCAAAAGAATGTCAAAATAACTCACAAAAAACAAAACAATTAGTTAATTGTCTACAATGTAATACTGAATTCTATAGAATACCATCCGCAATTAAAAAACATAATAAACATTTCTGTTCAAAATCTTGTAGAGCAACATATTGTAATCAACATAAATCTCACGGAACCAAACGTTCTAAGCTCGAAGCATACCTGCAAGAACAACTTTCATTACTTTTTCCAAACCTTAAAATTCATTATAATCGTAAAGATACTATCAATTCAGAACTTGATATCTATATTCCTTCGCTTAAACTTGCTTTTGAATTAAATGGTGTTTTTCATTATGAACCAATATATGGTTCAGATAAACTAAATCAAATTCAGAATAATGATTCAAATAAATTTCAAAAATGCATTGAAAATCAAATATCATTGTGTGTTATAGATACATCATCTTTAATACATTTCAAACCAATTAAAGCTGAAAAATATTTAAAAATAATTACTAATATCATAAATCAAAGAACTTAACATTAAAAAACCCCAGTATCGTTAAGATCTGGGGTTTTTTATATAACTATTTTTTTTTCTTTTAAAATAGAAACAAAAACCCCGTAACCAACTCTTCTGGAGTCGGATATGCATAACTTGCTGCCCACGATGCTGCTACTGTTACTCTGTTAGTGTTTCTCATTTTATTAGTTTTTATGTCGTTTTAAATACAGGTGTGATGTTTTTATACACCCTTGTTATATAATTAGTACAAAAGTACGCAATGTTTTCGAAATAAACAAGTTTTTTTAAAAAAACTTTTATTTTATTTTCTGCAAACCTGATGACCACACCAGAACGCTTTGCAAATCGGGCACCAAACACCCGCAATCATTCTTGCTATTCTCTTCATAACTATAATTACTACAAAGGTAAGCAAACTTATCGAATAAACAAACTTATTTTCAGATATTTGTTTTTGTAATGTTTATTATCCACCCCAAGGTACGTGTCTTGCTTCAATATGTACCTTATCCCATAGTCTACCCATATTATTTTCGGATATAATCTCTTCTGGTGTTTTTGGGTTTGGGTGTGGATCATCCAGTGTTACCGTAATACCCAGCGCTTCAAAAGCATTCTTGATTACGGCAATATGATTATGTATTGTACCACCCATACCGCTAACGGTAACCTTTACAGTGTCATAACTCATACAATATCCAATTTGGTTGATTCTGATACCTGGATTTTTGAACCGTCTGTAAAACAGATGTATGTTTCTGTCCAATCCCTGGTTTCGCCCCACCAATCATTCTGTGGGGTATCTGGTGTTATCTGAACTGACCTGTGTTCAGTTTTAATATCTTCAACCTCAAGGATTACCTCACGATTGTATTGATTTTTGTGTCTTAGCTTTTTGCCGACAAGATACCCTTTAAGGATATCACCGAATGTTTGACTCATTTTAAATGCCGCTTTAAAAAATAATCACTATCATAAAGATAGTACATTATATTATGAACTTTTAGATACATCCTGGTATCTGGGTGATAATTTTCGATTGGTTTGAGTGTGTTTAGCTCAAGTAGAAATTGGTCTATAGCTTCAACGTCACGAATAGTAATTCCAGGTTCATCAAAACCTGACGCAAATTGACCTATAATATGACCATCTAAATAGATGTCATATTCATCCTCATCAGTATCACCATAGTAATAGTTCTTTTTAAGAATATGGTTTCCAAGCGAAAGCCTATTATTGATAAAATTTCGAACTACTTCGTCCCAAACATCTACTTGATAGTAATCCTCACCCTTAAAAATCATTTGATTGTTTTCCATATTATAACATTGAACCGCCAATACCAGAATCAGATCCATGAATTGGATTACGTCTATTGTCGTCTACCATTGCCATGAAGAAATCAGATGGTTTCCACTTAGCATATGTTGATGCTGGAATATCCCAATCCTGTCTTGCTGTAATTTTCATATCCTTTACAACTTCCTTTATTTTTTTATCACTAAACCAACCATTAATATCAGCCACCTTTCTGGCTTCCAGTGTTAATTGGTTATATAGTTTTTCACCTAATATGTATTCAGGATTGATAAGACCTTTTGGTGCGGCACAATTAAGGTTCCACATAACCCAGGGTTTATCGGCAACAAAATCATCATATAATTCCAGATGAAGCATTGTCATAGGTAACCCCTTATCCTTCTTAAGTACGGTCATTACATTACCAACCCAATCACCTTGTTTAACCACAGACCCAACCTTAAGAGATAAATGTGGGGCTATTTCAGCGTAATTCCACACACCACTTTTACCTTTTATTGCAACAGCCATCGTATCTTCCCACCAAGGCATATCAATGACAGCACCAGTAAACCAATCAATTTTCATTACAACACCATCTTCAATGGCATATACGGGTGTACCAGGGTCACAGAAAAAATCAACACCCGTATGGTTATCAAATTTTCTTCTGGCACCCCATCGGTTTGCCGCAGGTATAGAATCAAGTTCTATTTTCTTATCTAAAGGAAATCTCATTATCTATAATGTGTTTATGAATTTTTTCAAGTACCTCTGTATCATTTAAACCCCATTTGAATGCGTCAAATTGAATTATATCAGGTAATTGATCGAAGATCTCTTCCAAACCTTCTTGTGCTAATGATATATTTGTAATATCAAATATAACATCATGAATACCACCCCAGTCTTGACGATCAAACATTAAGGTGTATAATTGTTTCTTCGCAGCTACGATCTGTAGCTCTGTTTCTGGGTTACGATTGCGCATAATCAATTTTTGTAAATCGTGTTGGTTTTGCTGGTATACTTTCAATTTCATCAAACCACATTTTTAATGGTCTTGCATATATTGAACCAAATAATATTGATTGATATATTACCAGATCTTCATTTGTTTCACTGTGAGTTGCCATTGTGATAACTTTATAGATACCACCTTTATAATGTTTGTACACTTCATCTGGAAGTGGATATTTAGTTGCACTCATATCTTACGATTTTTAAATTAACTTAAGGTCTGAACCTGATTCCCCCATTAAGTTAATTACGCCACCGATGCTTGGTACCACGATCATAGCCTCAGACATAACACCCATAATTTTCGCTGGAGTAAGATTGGTTACAAACGGTAACACACAATTCAATAATTCATCCACATTAACTTTGTCACCAATATTGGTCATGACTGTCCTAATATCATTTTCACCGAAGCTAACGCTTAGTTTAAGCATCTTAGTGCTTTTTTCAACCTTCTCTACCGAAGTTATTGTTCCGAGCTTAAGCTCCAATTTAGCATCGATTTCTGCGAGTGCCGTAATAGTAATTAGTTCTTTCATAATATTTTTGTTGTGACTCGTATCGGAGTCGAAAACGAGTTTTTGTTTTTTATTTAACTATTTATAATAAATAACTTTTTTTATGATACCCCTTTATATACAAACAGACTTTGATAGTTCAAAACCAAAAGATTTATTACCATGTAAATGTAAGCAATGCAATAAAACTTTCAAGAGAACTAAACATCAAATACAAACATTTTTAAATCCAAATCATCACGCAACTGGTGATTTTTGTTCAAAAAAATGTTCTGGGTTAAATGATAGAAATAAACAAATTGTGAATTGTTTAAATTGTTCTTTAACGTTTGAAAAACCAAATGATCAAATTAAAAGATCACCCAATCATTTTTGTTCTCGTTCTTGTTCTACTACTTATCGAAATACACATAAATCTTCTGGTACCAGAAGATCCAAGCTTGAATTCTACCTGGAAGAACAACTTCTATCGTTATATCCCAACCTTGAATTTCATTTTAACCGAAAAGATACTATAAACTCTGAACTTGATATCTATATACCTTCCCTTAAACTCGCTTTTGAACTTAATGGTATCTTTCATTATGAACCGATATATGGTTCAGATAAACTAAACCAAATACAGAACAATGATACAAATAAATTTCAAAACTGTATTGAACAACAAATATCATTGTGTGTCATTGACACATCAACACTTATTAACTTTAAACCAATTAAAGCTAAAAAATATTTTGATATTATTGTGAATATCATAAATCAAAGAACTTCTGCGTTAACCTCTTAGTTACCTTTCAGTATGCAGTAATCACTACGTGCAAGTGGGTTAACTTGATTACCTGACTCGTATCGGAGTCGAACCGATCTCACTGGGGTTAGAATCCCGTATGTTAGCCGCTGACACTAACGAGTCAAATTGTTTTACAAAGGTAATAAATGTTTTTGTTATAAACAAGAATATTTTAAAAGTTTTGTAAGCTGTTCTTTTTTCCCATTGTTTTAGGCTTATTACTAAGCGTTCCAGTGACTCCTTTGAACTATTAAAGTCTTCTTACATTACTTTTCAGGCTTAATCTTCTTACGCCATGAAGCCTTAAAAAATAAGGTAGAGTGTCGTGCCGCACTCGGTTTTTTATCTTAACCTGGAGCATTACTTCCAGCCGCAGGGCTTCCTCAAACCCCGATCACCTATGTTTTTTATACCTTATTTAGAGGTCAGAAAAGGATTCGAACCTTTGCCTCTGGGTTTGCAATCCAGCACCTTAACCAACTTGACTATCTGACCATATAGTTTAACCACCAACTAAAAAGGGATGATGCTACATCTTATGTTGTTTATTTATTCGAAATTAATCACACTGTTTTTCTACTTTTATAGATTGCGCACTCTAAATTTCGAAGGAACACCCAACAACCAGGGAACCTATGAGGTCGTAGATGGATTCGAACCACCGCCTCTCGATTTGCAATCGAGTGCCTTACCAGCTTGACTATACGACCAATTTTGCATACCACTTATAATTTTCAATATTACCTATTTGAACTAAAGTAAATCGAACCCTTAAGCCGATATTTAACAAATATTTATGTATATTAAATGAAGCTGGATCTATTGGTAGTTCACCATTACGGTTACCTTCTAAATTTAAATTATCACATTTAATAACCCAATATGGATTAGTATGGAAATTTGTTGATTTAATCAATATACCCGTTTCTTTCATCTAATTACATTTGAGGTCAAAAAAGGATTCGAACCTTTGCCTCTGGGTTTGCAACCCAGCGCCTTAACCAACTTGGCTATCTGACCGTTTGTACAGTTTTACAACGTATTCAATTTTCGTTGAAGATCTCATTCACTTTACTGTACGCATCTTGCTACTTGACAAGTGGCATCGTCCAATTGGCACGATGGCTTCCCACAGTCTATCATAGGTATTATAAGCACCTGTATTGAAGTTCCTGTTGCCAAAGATGGACTCGAACCACCGTTTAACCTCTTCGGCTGCGGATACCCATAATCAGCTCGGTTCCCACCGATTATGTACTAACTCCTTCACCAACCGCTCTAACCAACTGAGCTATTTAGCAATTTAATGTGAGCGTAGACAGATTCGAACTGTCGATGTCGGTTTTGCAGACCAATACCTTACCACTTGGCTATACGCTCATCTATATTTATGATACCCTTTATCAACCTTTCGGGTTTCGGCATGGTTCGGGTTGCTTTCAGATTAGTTCAATTACTGGTATTGTAATTAAACCACACACGCCCAATATGTGTCCCTATATCATAAATACGTTACAAATCTAAGAAATATCTACGAAACCACCAAATTTATTTTAAATTTCATCAGATAAATCACCATAACAACTGTTACATATATAATGTTTGGTATCGTCATCATTTATTTCACTATCAAACGGGTTAACCCTCAATATAACATCATTTTTCTTCCGTCTACAATATTTACACATATGCTTCCCCATATTTGGTACTATGTTTTTATATATGTAGTTTAACAATTCAGCTGGATTTAAATAAAATGATTTATCCTTAACCGCTTTCTCACCAACGATATCTGTAAATTTAGGAAAATAACGTTCACCATCTGGGGCATAGATAGCAACAGTGTTGCGACCTATCTTATACTCCCATATGTTACCATTAACAGAAAGTGGACGTGTATCATTTCGTATCATATCACAAAGATAATACACGTCCGTGACACCACCAAATTATTCTATAACTTTTTTTGGTGTTTTTTGTTTTGGTTTCCAACCACGTTTTTCCCTGGCAATATCCCTACGTTTCTTCTCACGTCTGTTATACCAATAGGAACCCAATTCTGAGCTGATTTGATTATCCAACTGCACGATCTGATCATACAATGCGACCTTCTGAGCATCGGTTAATGGTGTTATTTTAGTTTTCCATTTATCTCTGTTTTTAACAGGATTAGGGTTAAGTAATGCGTGTACAGCGTTGCTGAATTTCGCTTTGATCATCTGTGTTTTTGTGTTTTTCATACAATTTTTGTTTTTAAGTGTTAAATATTTTGGCAATTGTTATATTATCTTGTTTTTCAATCAACAAATTCGCTTTGAATTTTATGCTACCTTTTGTTGATGGATTATCGGGTGTTTCTTTGGTTGAGAAGCCCACTCCTGGCGCTACATCAACATGATCCACATAATACGTGTCACCTCTACATTTAATCACCCACATTGGAATTGTAGGGTCAACTAAGTGTCCTTTGTTAAAATGGAAGATGATCTCTTCTCTTTTTTCTGTGTTCTACAACATAGTTTTAATTTTTAATTTATTATTATAATAATTCAGCTAACTCTCTTTCGAGATGTTTACGTTTAGCTTCTTTGTCTTGATTTTTTGGTATAAGCATATCATTCCTAAACCCTTTAAGAGCCAGCGGCAATGATGATACTAATTTTGATGCAATGGGAGTACCCTCGAATGAGATACCAGTCAATTGGTTATCCATATCGGGTTCATAAAAAGATGACGTGGTTATGCCCCGCTCTTTTAATTTTTTGTGTAAGTTATATAGCTTTTCTTCATTCTCAATGGACAAACAGATGAGAAAGTTATTATTCCATTGAGTAGCTCGTTCTGGGTGTTCCAGTATAAACTGAGCTAAGGCATGACCTGATTGGGCTATTTGATAGCCTGGTTCTAAATCTTTTCGTGTAACTACGATTAATTTGTTCTACAACATATAATGTGTGTTTTTGTGTTCTTTAAATAATTAGTACAAAAGTAAGCAAAGTTTTTGAATAAACAAACTTATTTTTCAGATATTTTTTATTTTAATGCGTTTTCCAGCTCATCTGGGTTCAATAAACCCCTGCCGTACTTCTCAATACTATAGTTGTATAATGCCTTGGCACGTTCACTGATTGGTGTTGGATCTCCATTTTCATCAATCCTTACAAACGTCATATTCGTCTGAATTACAATCTCTTGCATACCTGTAGAAACATCATGTTTTCTAACTTCGATATAAAGTGTAATTGAAGTATTGCCGAATTTGGTGACTTCACCATATACCTTAATAAGGTTACCAACCTTTACTGGTTTCTTAAAAAGTAATTCCGAAATTTTTAATGTTACAACCCTGGGATCGTAACAAAGTTGCATTGCGTAAGCCGCTGACGCATCATCAATTATTGCGGTAATGTCCCCACCAAACATGTTATCGTGAATGCCGATATTCTTGCCTTTGCAAATGTAAGTCGTTATAAGTTCCATATATTAAATTCTTTCAAATATTAAATTAGCTTCTGCTTCAATTGGGTCTGGTTTAACCGTTACATGGAACCCATGTGATTCTAACCAGGGTTTAACGACCTCAATATCGTTCTGAGTACCGTTATACAATCTTTTATTCATTGCAACCTCACACTGCCCAGCTTTTACTATATCAATCTTATCACCAAGCGACAACAAGCAATTATAGTCGTTACCCTGAGCGTCAATCCAAAGGTAATCAATTTTTTCAACTTTATACATATTACAAAAATCAAATAGTGTTATCTTCGGCACCGTATACCTATCATTCACATAAAAATCATCCCTTTCCCACTCCCCAGAGAAATTGTACAGACTACTACAACCCCAATCATGGTGACCAGCGATTTTGAATTCAGCAAAACCATTTTCAACATCCACAGCGAAAGGTAATACCCTTACGTTTGGGTTCTCTTTGAATCTCTCCCATAACTTGGTTAATAATTCGTGAGTTGGTTCAAAAGCATATACAATAGAGCCATCAGCGGCTAAATTCTCGGTGTCGTGTCCAAAGTTAGCACCTACCTCAATCTTTACTTTTTGAGCCTTATAATCGGCATAAAAACTACAATTTGGGTCAAGAACTATATCATCATTAAATGTATATATTGATGCCATTAATTTATCAGCATATGCATTAAATTTTACGTCCCAATTAGTATCTTTCGATAATTTATTCCCTGACCAATCATATGTTAAATAAAGATGCTGAGGTATTTCTTTAATGGAAATATTCGTTTTGTTCAAATGAACTCGTAATATATTCTCAGCTGGAAATAAATAATGACCTTCTCTGAAATAAAAATATAACTTATTATATAAATTAGAATAATGATTCATAATATTCTCATTACCATACGCAAACATATCATTACATCCATAAGAAACAATTGATACATCAGCCTTAGTTTTACCAATTGGTACGTTTAAATATGGATTTAACTCTATATTTAGATCATCCTCAAAAAACATATCAGTTCTACACCTAACAATAACGTCATATTCAATATTATTAGAGCTTCTTAATATGTTTGACCTCCATATCTTATACCACATACTAAAAATAGACCCACTCTTACACCTATCATGTAATGATTGCATCAAACCAAATTTTGGTGCAATATGTTTCTTTATAGGGTTAAGTGTTGTTTTCTCAAATGCCGAGAAACTTTCAGACTCAATTTTTTTAGGTTTAAATGAGCTAACAAAATTCAGTAATGTATCACCATTTTCAGGGTTTTCAATATCCCAAAAACTGGCATATACGTCAGCATTATATTTTTTTATTTGTGCTAACCAATAATTCTTATTTTTGTCAACATCTCGTAATAAACCCGAAAAACAAAAAGCTACTTTCATTTATTATAATTTTCTAAATAATAATTTAAATCTTCTGGTGTACCCAGACCCCACATACCAGTTGCATCATACGTTCTTATCTTCTTAAGATCGGCAATAGCCTGATTAAATACAGGACAAACATAGAATTCGTTATTAACTCGTATATTTTTGGTGATCATCTCATTTGCATATTTTACAAAATCAGAACCATGTTTCCAATAATAATAACCAACCGTTGCGTTATCTGATATCGGGTTCTTTTCGGCGACCTCAGTTACATACCCATCATCATCAATTTTGGCAAATGACCATTTAGGATGTATGGCTTTGAATGTAACAATACCACCATCTGCATCGGTTTCATTCATCTTATACATGAATTCATTTGAATCCCACTCAACAAATTGATCCGAATTAGCAAAAAATAGTGGATTATCATTATTTATGTAGCGACTTGCCATTAACGCTGTACATGCAGCACCTTCGGTAACACCATCCACCTCAACAATTACACAACCAGGTGTTAGTAAATTCAGTAAAGTATCGAGATTATATTTCTCCCTATGCTTCTTTTGTACAACATATATATAATTTGCATCTATGTTTAAATTTTCAATAACAACCTGAATCATCGGTTTATTTCGAACCTCAATTAAAGGTTTGGGAAATGTGTAACCAGCTTGTTCAAATCTGCTACCAGCGCCAGCCATCGGAATAAGAACATTAAGTTTCTTATCTTTCCATTTAGGTGTATTCATTTTTTCGTTTTTTTGTATTGAATTCATTATATTATCATAAGTCACCTCATTTGGGTTTTTAACCCTTAAAACCTGTGAATTACTTCGTGATGCCGCTAATAAACCATATGGGGAATCCTCAATAATTAAAGTTTCCTCTGGCAAACAACCAATCATTGATATGGCTTTCCAATATATTTCAGGATGAGGTTTTCCATTTTTAACATCATCATTTGATAAAATGATATCAAAATACTCCACAATATTTAATTTGGAAAGTACCGTTAATACCGTTTTACGTATACTGTTAGAACAACACGCTATTTTATAACCATCTTTAACCAAATGTATAATACATTCACTCAACCCGTCTATGGGTTTAAGATTAGACAACATATCTAACGTTAATTGCTGTTTCCTAAGCCAAATATGCGTATAATGTTTCGGAGATAACCCTTTATCCTTAGTCAACATTTCAAGCTTCTGATAGGTCTTTAAACCATCGTATTTACTTAAATGTTCTTCCCTCTTTATTACATATTTTTCATCAACCTCAGATAACGCAACATTTAAAGAATCAAAGTGAATATTCTTTGCCTCAAATAAAACCCCATCAAGATCAAATATTATTAATTTTATCATATTATTGTTTCCAGTAACCCTCATTTATTATTGATCCATTTTCAGCAATCTGCTTAACGATACCATTTCTAATATGATTAACCTGAATCGGATAATCTTTATTAAACGTTATATCAAAAGTATTCAAAAATGGTTGATTTAATTTTAATTGTTCTATATAAAATCTAAGTATTTCTTCAGCACTACCAAAATTAGATAAATATTCTGGTTTTTGTCTAATAAACCAATCGTAGCATTCACATATAGCATCCATTATGTATGATTTACCAGCAAAGAACAAATCAATAGTTCTATTAGGTGAAGTTACCAAATAAAGATAATTCTCATTGAAATTGAATTCATTAATCTTAACATCAAATCGACTACGTATTACGAAATCATACCTGAAATTATTTAATTGTTCGTATTTTTTCTTTAATTGGTTTGCCCTATATATACGATAAAACATCATACCAACATGTACTAATAAACCACCCGTCTTAGTTTTACAACCTTCAAATATTTGCATTTCCTTCGGTATATAGGTATCCATCAGAAACTCATATAATTTTGGTTTATATAAATCTATAATATCCTGAGTATTAGCCAACCCAGTTTCAATATTAATATTTGCATGATATGATACCCAACTCCTGGTTCTATCCAATGGAAGACCTGATTGATTACATGATGATATAAAAACATCAGCATCAAAATTATAGTTAGGAAAATTATCTTTATAATTCCTACTATGCCCAGATAAACACATCGCAACTTTCATTACCACAATAGTAATAAAAAAGATTCAAATAATCAAGTATGGACATAAAAAAAAAGGAACCATTTCTGATTCCTTATCGTGGAGCAACTGGGAATCGAACCCAGGTCTACGCAGCCATTGTTTACCTTTCATTCACAAGTTTATTCAATTTATTTCCCCAACTGAAAGGGTATTAGGTGGGTTAACACAGTTCCTTACCTAAAACTAACTGAGTGCTATTTAAACTCTAAAACCCTAACACCAAAGGTCGGTTGATTATTATTTTGCACCCAAGAACCAAGGGATTTAAGCAGATTTTGACTCTGTTGTAACAAAACCCCGAAGGATTAAGCTAATTCAAGTTCTGCAACTTCAACAGTCTGTCCGTCCAACACAAGGTTGCCGTCAGAATCAATATAGCTTGCGCTCATATCGTTTGCATTTGTCTTCTATATAGAGTATTTTAAGTGCTTCCAATACTAACACTACTTGCATCAAAATAAAGAACATCCTACGAATCAAAAGCCTGTATTGCCCCGTATTCTATAATTAGTACAAAAGTAAACAAAGTTTCTGAACTAACCAAATTTATTTTTAAATATTTACGGTAAAAAAGTAATTAACGCAACTTTATCCCAATTTTTACCCTCAATTAAAGCAACGTCCTCAGAGAATTCAATCTTCATATTACCAACCTCATCAAATAGGAAATTATTACACTCAGTTAGATGATCATGATTAAACATGCTGTTAAAAATCACACCATTAAATCGGCTATAATCTCCTTCCACAATAGCAAACTTAATTGCTGTTTCAATATCATTATAAAATATAATTGTCTTTACCATATTTTACGCTTTTAAATTGTCGGGTAAATATTTTTCAACAACACTCACCACTTCATTGTTTTCTGGATATGTCGAATCAGGGTAGGATTTGCGTACTTGAACCACTTTAATCAAAGTACCTGATTGGCTTATTTTATCTTTTATCTTTGTAAGATCTATACGTTCTGAAACCGAATCACCACTATTTTGATCATCTAATGTGATATTGGTGATGCCAGCGTCCACAAGGGCTTGCATAATAGCTAAACCAATTTTTGTTTTCCCAGAATTAACTTCACCACTTACTGTAATTGTTATCATCTCACAAAGGTAAGAAATGTTTTTGAATTCACCAAATTTATTTTAACCGCTAATACCATACTTTAATTCAACCCCACGTGATGCCAGCTCAGTGTGTAGCTTTTGCACCATTTCTTCCTCATTCAATCCATTAGCTATATAGAAATTTCTATCCCATAAAGCATAATGTAATTTATCACAAAAAGTTTTCAACTTATCTGTCGGCTCCTTTGACAGATCATCATTATTAAAATATATCATATTAGAATTTAAAAAAATCTTGTGGGCATATCAGTCGTTCCGTTTTTTACGCATCCCAGGTCTTATTGTTGTACCTGAAACCGAAGATAACCCTTGCCATATTCTCAGATCCGCTAAAATCTTACTTTTTGAGATGTTATCTTAACACCCAATATAACATCTATAGCTGTAAATATTGAGTCACAATAATTTTTTACAAATCTACGAATAAAAAACTAAAAAAACAAATAATTTTTTAATCACTGTCGAATTTTGGTAGACAAGAAACTATTTATGTTAAACACTAATATGAGAACAAACGAAGAAGTTAGTAAAATTATTGAACTTAAAAATACTGGCAAAAATAATACTGAGATCGCTAAATTATTGGGTATCCCCAGAACAACAATAATTTCTATTATTAAAAATTTTGATAGGGAAAAAATTGATAAAAGAAAAAAAATCTGGATTAATGACCCTATAACCTATATAGTAGGTAACAATCTTGAGAAAGAATATTCATATCTTTTAGGGTTATATTTAGGTGATGGTCACATTAGTCAGTTAAAAAGAACGCAAAGAATCAGGTTTTTTTTAGACTCAAAATATGACTCATTAAACGATTATGTAAATAAATCATTATCTAAGTTATTTTTTAATAATAAAACAAATATTATTAAATCTAACTATAATATGGTTACAATATATGTGTGTTCGAGTGACTTAATTAAATTATTCCCACAACATGGTATTGGGAAAAAACATGAAAGACCAATTAACTTAACTGAATGGCAAAAATCAATTATCATACCAGAAGAATTAATAAAAGGTTTATTCCATTCAGATGGTACTTACTATCATTCAGCTAATAGGGATTACTACCAATTTAAAAACTATTCAAAAGATATTTTGAATATCTTTAAAACGTATTGTGATATATTAGGTGTTAATTACACGGAACAAGAAAAAGTTATAAACTTTTATAGTCGTAAAAATGTAAACCAATTAAAACAAATTATTGGAACAAAAACCGACATTAAGTTATAATTGTGCGCCTGAAGGGGGTCGAACCCTCACGAACCTTACGGCTCATTGGTTTTTAAGACCAACCTGGTTACCAGTTACAGCACAGGCGCATTTTGCGTGTCTACCATTCCACCACCCCGCCAGGTGACAATCATTTCGGATTAAAATTGTGTAAATCCTGTGTTAAAGGACTTTTGGAGTTGAACCAAATTTAACCGTTAAGTTTTTTGCTGAACTTAATCCCTGATTGTTTTTACAAAAGTAAGAAATATTTGTAACAAAAACAAAACTTTTTTCTTATTTTTTTTCTCCTGTTCTATAAGGTTTATTATGCATGTGATGATCCAGATTAAATCTTATCCAAATATTCACCAGACCATTAATCTTATGCTTTACATCTTCAGTGTTATTGATATCCTTTACAGATGCATAGGTATCTATTACTGGTATATAAATCGATGCCACGCCATTATCATCCGTAACATACTTAACCTCAATCGGAAAGTCAATCATCAATGATTCCGTATATTGCAAATTAAAATCTTTATTTTCCATTTTCATTATTTTTTATGCGTTTTTCAATTCTTGTTTTAATTTCCTGTTTCCTTTCATCCATTTTCTTAAGGAGTTTAAGAAGCCAATGATTCGGATCTGTAATTACAATTCTTTTCGTTTCCATATTTGGTCAAGCTTTTCATCAAGCAACTTTTTATTTTCAAGTCGTTTAGCTTTTAGATAATCCAAAATCCTTAAAGCATTGGCGCTTTGTTCGGTTATTATAATTTTCTTTTCCATATTTTTTGTAGTCATATCAAGATTCGAACTTGAATTAACAGGGTCAGAACCTGTCGTGGTAGCCGTTACACTATATGACTATTTTATTGGTCGGTCTACGTGGAATTGAACCACGTTCTTCATCTTATCAGGATGATGTTCTTACCATTCTACTATAGACCGTTACTTTGTGTTGAACTGATAGGATTCGAACCTATATCTCGCACCTTCAAAGGGTGGTATGATAACCATTATACCACAGTTCAATATATTGTAGTTCCACAAGGATTCGAACCC